TTTGTCTCAAATCTCAATCTCATTACTGCAGCTCTCATCTCTCTCTGATTCTCATTCTCTGATTCTCTCTTGTTGTGGTTTTCAATATCTCTTGTGGTTTGGTACAAAGTCAAGTTTTCCGGAAGTTTCCTTTTAATTGTTTAATAAACTTCCACTTTTATTTCTCCTCTTCTTATTCTGTTACTGCGTTGTGCCTTGGCACAATGTCCCAGTTTTGGGGAGAATTCCCCGAGGCTGTTATTAACACCTTTCAGCGCCTTCAAATAGCGCTGATTGGTGACATAAAGAAATGTCCCCTCTCCTCCCCTCTCTTCCCCGAGCTTTCTAAGCTCGATGCTCACTCCCAGCATCATTTGCTGGCCTCCTTCGAACTCCCCAGGTTCGGAGGAGTTACTCCTGGTGTCATGGAGCAACTCCATGATGCGGAGTCTGAACTGGCTGAAGCCAGGGCTAGACTCCTTCGCGAACGGCTACACGCGGTAGCCAATAAGGAGAACATCCCCTATCTTGGGGATTGTATGTATTATGATGCGCCTGGCATCAACCAAGAGGAGCTGCTTCAGGCAGCTTTTCTTGAGGCTCCCACACCTGAGTGGGAGAGTGGTCGTATTAGGCCTCTCTGGCCTAAAGATGATTGGTTTAGGGACGCCAAGCAAGGCCCCTACCCAGAGGATTATGGCGATATTCCTCTGGGTGATTTCGATAATCTGTATCGCGCGTTCGATGCTCTTGTGGAGGAGCATTGGATGTCTGTCTACTCCACCACACTCAATCCTTTCGCTCTACTCAGATGTGGTAGTGAATTTGTGGAGGAGTGCGTTGTCTCTGCGGGTAGTCTGATTCCCGCTTGTATGATGACTGACCATCACCTTCAGCCAACGGGTGATAGGCAAGCCGACAAGGAAGAGCGGCAGGATTATGCGGACAGTCAAGACTCCATTCAGAGTATGGGTGATTTCTGGAAAGAATTCTATTCGAAGGATTCTGGAAAGAAAATTCCCGACTCTCACAAGTCGAGATTGGCCAATGATCCCAATAAAGTTGGCTTCACAAAGAGTGCGCTGTTCCATAAACAGCCCCTGGCGCATTCACTGGCCCAAACGTGGGCAAATTTTAGGGGCACACAAGATAAGGCGGACTTGGTCAAGGTGACCATGGACATGAATATTGAGAAATATACAGTCCGCCTTCCTGACGCAGTGCGTACGACAGCGGGTCCGTTATATATTGAATGGATCAACTTACCACGCATGTCCGAGAATTCCGCACGTAAACTAGCTGAGGCTGGGTGGAATAATGCGGATATTTGTGGCGTGGATCTCGCTGTCAAGTCACATATAGCTGTTGGCACACCAGTACGTGTTATCATCTCTCTCGTAGATGGTGCGTGTTCTGATATGCCCACGGCAACTATGTGTGCCTTTGAGGTGAATTTGGCAGCACAGAACAATCGATCACTGAATCTTCCGCTGCTGAGTTTACCTTTTTCGCGGCTGCTAGCTGACTTACATGATTTCCAACATCGTGTTAAGATTGCTTGCCAGTTTCGGGACCCTGAGGGCTTTAACGTGGGAACTCCTATGTTGAGCTTTTCTTCGCTTGAATTTTCTGAGCTGAAGCAGACCGCATTTGAGCGGAATTCTTTGCTCAGGGATTCTTGGTCCGAAATTGAAAAGCGTGCTTGTCACGGTGGTGGCCGTTGTGTTGCGTCCCAGGGTATCGTGCAGACCTGGGAGAAGGAGGTTAATCCTCCCTTGAAAGAATATGCACCCTTGGTCTTGCCTCCTGTTCCCCAGCCCAAAAGAAATTTTATCGATCAGCAATCTGGGGAGGTTGTGCGGCCATTGATTCAGAAGTCCCGCTCCATGCGATTTAAATCGCCGTCTGATTTATGGAGTAGGCCCTCTGTGGATGGGGGATCAACATTCACACTGTCGCCGTCAAGAGGCTCTTTACGGTGCGATAATGTGCCTGGTTGTGCCTATGAGGTAGATCCATTGCACTTGTTGTATTATGAATTGGTCAATGTACCAAAAGACACTCTTGGCGGCACTTTGCTGACTCGGATAGATGTCCGGGCTAAGGCTGCAACCTTTGATAGTGCTGTATGGCGACAATGGGTGAGAGATGGTTGTCTCAAACCCAAAATCAAAATGCGCATTACCGCAGCTACTTCGTGTTTCTCTGGTATTGTGTTAGGTGCGTGTCTTGACGCATATCGGAGAATTCCTGCAACCACGAAGACTGATTTCACTGCGTCCCTTGTGACGGGCCTACCTAACATTGTGTGGGCGACACGCGATACTTCAGAGATAGAATGGGATATCGATCTTGCGGCAGTGTGCGGACATACTTTTTTTGCACTGGAAGATACCTTTGGGTATATGGACTTTCTAGTTTATGTGCTCAGGGGTAATGAGGTTACTGCCGTTGCTGATTGGTCGATATATGTTTCCTTCCATGTTGATTGGACACAGGAAAGTATGTCGGCCACACTTATCCCAACCTTTGTATGGCCCCCAGAACCAGCTGATATTTCTTATTTCAAAGAAGTATGGGGGCCTTACCATTTCACACTTGATGGTACCGAGGCAAAAGAAAGCTTCAGTTTAATGCCCGGTATGGCCATCCCCCGCGGTGCGCAAACTGTGCGTACCTTCCCCCGCGTTTTAGCTGCACATTTCCGATCGTGGACTGGGAAAGTCAGGATGTCTATCCAGGAGGTTTCCTCCATTTTCCTGACCGGAACATACATGGTTGGTGTGTCTTGGAACGCCACTGCTGATCTCACCGACATTACTACTCGGAAACATTGGATTGTTAAATCCGGTGAGGTTTTCGAGTTGGATCTTTACTGTCCTTATGGTGAGAATCCAACTTTTACAGGCCTGGTTAATGGAATACCATATATCATTGTACACAGGCTTGGAGGAATCATTGGTCCCAAGGATTCTGTTGGAACGTTTGGTTTTATGATACACCTACATGGTTTAACTGGTGTATATAAAAATCCTACGTTGCACAGTGGAGACCGTTCTGTGGGGAGTGCCTGGTTCCGTGTTACTAATATCCTTGATGATAACTTGGTGTTTAACATACCGGGTAGAATTGAAGATATGGTTGCGGTTGCTGGGAAATATGAAGTCACGAATTATGCTAATCCTACCAGTATGCTCTTTTCCGTTACTGGTTTGCATGGTGGCTTCATACGTCTTCATATAACATGGTGTCCAAACACAAGTCTCGGTGAGTCAAAGGGTACTCTCAAATATATGCAATATTTGTACCATACGACCACTGAGAATTTCTTTGGTGATCAAGCAACCCGTGGCATCATTGACCAAAATGGTTTCACGGTTGACCTTGCCTGTGGCGATTTCTTTGGTGCCACGAGAGTTGGTCTGAAAGGGGAAGTTGAGAGACTTGGCATATACAGTTCAAATGCCAAGTCTATTGCTGAAATTCGTGTTTCCTTTGAGATACTGTCTATGAAATTTTATGGCAGTACCATCAGAGTGAAGTGAACTGGCACAGCCCTGTGGCTCCGGGTTAATTGAGCCAACTAAAGCTGTGCCATGTGAGTTTGTGTTTTACACATGGCCCCTGTGAGTCTTGACAACTTGCAGGTTCAGCGGTACTGTTAAATGTCTTTCTTCTGGTGGTGACGTCCCAGAACAGTATGACGAGTTTTCCAATTTATCAGTAAATTGGAGCCGATTGCAGAGTCGGTGGTGTAAAAGTGTGCTACGGCTTGTTCCGTAGGCATAATAAGCCAAGATTATCTGTTTTAATGCTTTGAGTCGTAGTTAGTTTTCTTTCTGTTGCTCCCTCTTTGAGGTTGTGCCTTTAGCAAGCACACAAAAATATGCATTTTATTTTGTTCTTAAGCTTCCGTAGTGTCGTTCTGTCCGAAC